GATGTTTTGACTGAATTTGGATATGGTCCAGGCATCTAAATATTTCTACATTATAATACTATGTATATTAGATGGGTCAAAGTATAAAGTCAATTTATAAACCATCACATCCTGAAAAATACCTTGGTAACTCAAGTAACATAATCTGTAGAAGTTCTTGGGAAAGACAGTTTTGTAGATACTGTGATGTGAATCCAAATATCGTCAAATGGGCTTCAGAAGAGTTCTCAATACCTTATATCTCACCAGTTGATGGAAGACCACATAGATACTATCCAGACTTTCTGATTGAAGTTAAAGAAAGGAGTGGTAAATTGAAAAAGTATGTAATTGAAATCAAACCCAAGAAACAAACTCTACCACCGATCAAAAAGAAAAGAGTAACTAAAGGGTTTATTACAGAAGCAAAGACTTATGCGGTAAATCAAGCAAAATGGAAGGCAGCAGTTGATTTTTGTAAGGATAATTTAATTGAGTTTAAGATTATTACTGAAGATGAACTCTATCACTGGAAAAAATGAATAGATTTAAAGAAGAGGATGAAAATCGGATCTCAAGTATGACAGATCCTGATGACATGATGTTAGAAATTATGGAAATTCTAACAGATGTAGAAGTCATTCCTGATGTTGGTAAGTATTATACATTCATCTATCAGGCAAAAACACCAAGAGTTGAATATGACCAGTTTCCGTTAATTGCTTGTGTCGGTGTCTTTGAATGGGGATTTCGTGGTCTCAATTATCATTGGGGAGATTTTAGGAATTATACTTGGGAAGAATCAGATACTCTTCGTGTAGTTGATCCTATGGAACTTAAAATACTTCGTGCAATTCCTTATCAAAGTTTCAGAATAAATAACTAAACGGGTTAGTAACCATTATTAGGAGAAATAAAATAGTGGCAAGCAAAGGTACCTCAGGTTGGGAGAGTTTGGGTGGAAATGATCCAACAAAGTATCAGGCAACCTTTGACTATGATAATGGAACTGTCGGATCTGATGGTAAGCAAAACAAAAGTAAGCTTGTTGTCATAACCAATAGATCAAATGGAAATTACGATGTTTATAGAAAAACTCTTTTTGGTGACAAGTTAATATATCAATATAATGCATCAAATGACACAGCCGATATAAAAAATAGAACAGATTATGACAATTTTTTTAAAGGAGTAAATGCTAACCAAAATACAAGATTAAATAGGGGAGTAAAACAAGCAACTTTAACTTTAGCAAAAGAGAATCTCTCTGGTAGTACCTCAAGAAAAGAATATCAAGAATTACAACAAACGTCTGGATATAGATCACTTTCAAATATTGAAGAATCATCAGACGTTGTTGAACTTGAAGTAATACCTTCAAGTGATAATGAAGCACCTTTAAGTGGTGGTGAAGAACAAGGATCTGGTAGTAGTGCTGTAGACAATGGAGTTTTTACTGGTGGTGACATTTTTAATGGCAGTATTGATACCTTTTTACCTCCTGAAGGAACTCCGACATTTTCAGATATTAAAAGTGTAGATTTTTCAAATTTAGGTGGAGAACAGTTTCTGACTGTTGCTAACACTGAACTTGACACAAGCAATTCTTTTTATACTCGCCAGTTTGCTGAAGATGGTGAGATACTACAATATCCAGAAGCAGACCTTACATCATTTGGATATGATTATATTCAAATTACTGGGCATAAATATACAACTAAGAAAACTAATGGTTTTGGTCAGAGTGATAGTACTGGAGTATTTAATAATTCCTTTGAAAGCTACAGTGTAAGTAGTAAATTGGGTCAAGTAACAAAGATAATACAGTTACCGATGCAACCAGGGTTAAGTGAGTCCAATGCCGTTGATTGGAATCAAGATGAAATAAACGAAATTCAAAGAAGAGCTGCTGGTATTGCAGGTAATGCAATTAATGGTATCAGAGGATCAGATACTCTTGGAGATTTGGGGAAAGTTTTTGGCAATCTTTTAGGTAATACGGGTAGTGCAGCAAAACAACTCATTAACGATAGTGGATTGGCCCCATTTATTACTGCATATTTTGCTGGTCAGGCAGTTGGGGCCAATGTAGTAGGAAGATCTACCGGTCAAGTTTTAAATAAAAACCTAGAACTACTGTTTAAAGGTCCAAAATTAAGACAGTTTAGTTTTAACTTTACCTTTACACCAAGATCTAATACTGAAGCAGAAACTATCAAAAAAATGATACGGTTCTTCAAAAAATCAATGGCACCAGAAATATCACCTGAAAGAATTTTTCTGTATACACCCGATATCTTTGAATTACAGTATATACATAATAAGGGGGGAGGTCATCCCTATCTGAATCGGTTTAAACCTTGTGCTCTCACTAACTTTAGTGCTAATTACACACCAGGTAATAGTTACATGACATATAAAGATGGTTCAATGACACAATACCAAGTTACTATGACATTTAGTGAACTTGAGCCCATATATCAACACGAACACGATGGAGTAGGAGGCACTGGTTACTAATGGCCAAACCATATTTTAGATATATTCCAGATTTTGAATATGTAGATAGAACTTCTGGTGGTCAGAAAATCTCTGATTATACAGAAGTTAAAAACCTATTCAAAAGAGCCAAGATACGAGAAGATATCCTAAACAATCTAGGATTCTTTACCAAATATCAAGTTGTTGGTGACGATAGACCTGATAATGTTGCAGAAAAAGTTTATGGTGATTCCAACCTTGATTGGTTAGTGATGTTGTGTAATAATATTATTCATTTTGAAGATGAATGGCCAATGGCTCAGGAATCCTTCGACAACTACTTAATCAATAAGTATGGTTCATATGAAAATGCATATGCTACAAAACACCATATTACAAGTCAAATAAAAGATAGTCAAAATACAATTATTGTTCCCCAGGGTGTTATTGTATCTAGTGACTATAGTGTCACATTTTACGATGAAGGTCTAGATCAGACCATTACTCGTCAGGGTGCATATCCTGTATCAAATTATGAATATGAGATATCAGTCCAAAACAAAAAAAGAAATATATTCATAATTAAACCATTCTATCTTGCATTAATTATTGACGATCTTGAAGCAGTAATGCCCTATGGTAAGGGTTCTACTCAGTACGTATCTCCTGGTCTGGTAAGAGGCGAAAATATTAGACTATTCCAGTAATAAAAAAAGTAATAGGGCCATTTTTCCCCGGAGTTTTTTTGTCGGCCTTTTTGGAATCAAGGCCGCAATTTCGTTTCAGGTATAAAAAAAGGGTCGTAACCTAAGTTACAACCCCATTAGAATTATATGTTATGGTTCAAGACTCAGCGAGCTTTGAAAAATAAGACAAAGGATCATCGTCATCAGTAGAGGATGTTGACTCAACATTCTTTGATGCTTGGTAAGAGTCCTCAAGTTTTTGCATGACTTGCTCTTCACTAACAGCGCGTTGTTCAGTTGCTGCATAGTTGTCATACTCGGTCTCCTGTGCTTCTTGGCGTGCTTGTGTTTTACTGCCTAGAACCATGTCTAGACGCTTCTTCAACTCATCATAAGATTTGAATTGATCTGCTGCAGTAAGAGCAGTCAATGAATACTGCTTCTTCCAGATGGCTTCCATTGCGTCATCGTCATTCAGAAGAGGAGAGACGCGATCAAACTCACTAGAGTCATAGTTCCAGTAACCTGCAACCTTCTTCAGTTTCAGTTTAAAGTTTGCACCCTGCCAGAAGTCAAAGGGATTGATTGCAGTCTCATCCTCAAACTCAGGTTGCATTGCTTCCATGATCTTATCAAAGATCTTTTTACCAAACTTATACAGGAAGACTTTGCCTTCGTTCTGTGGATTGGCTTTGTCCTGGACAACATAAATGTTGGCGTAGAAGGACAGTTTACGTTTCTGTTTACGTACAGTATCTTTATCACTCTCATTACCAGTGTTCCACAACTCACGATTGAGTTCACCGATAGGATCCTTACCACCAATGGTAGTCAGAGAGTTCTCAATGTACCACCCACCAGGGCCCTGGAAGGCGTGAGAGAACAACTTCACCCATGGTAGATCTTCACCGTCTGGAGCGGGAAGGAATCTAATTACAGCATAACCGTTACCAGTCTTATCCATTTCTGGTTTCCAGATGCGTTCGTCCGCACCCCCACCTTTATTTTCCATCTTCTCGACTTCCTTCACCAGTTTGGAAGTCAAATTCCCAAGGGAACTTTGCTTTTTAAGGTCTGAAAAACCCATTTGTACCTCGTATTAAATGTATTTGGCTTGTGTCCCAGACTTGGGTGGGGTGTCTTGGGGACCCCTCCACTATACGACCCTCAAGAGGGGTTGTCAAGTGATTTTTTCATGTTATCGATGATGTTAGTCATATTTGAAAACACGTATGTCAGATCTACATCGGGTGGAAACCCAAGTTGCACGGCAGAAGTCATGATATTATCTTTCATATCTTTTGCTTGTGGGTCGTCAGACAAACTCATTCTAGCATAAAGAATTTGTTGTTTCTTCAACAACTCTTCCAACATTTCAATGTGTTCAAGTTTATCTTGATCATCCATCGATGCAAAGGAAAAAACTTTTTGATAAATTTTTTCCTGTAGTTCAGCAATTCTTTTCATTTCTTGCTGAACTAGTTCTGACTCAAAAAAACTCATTCTCCTTCTACAACTTCAGTTTCTGACGTTTCTGTAGGAGCATTTTGCTCTTCAATCTGTTCTAGAACTTCGATTGCACCAACAAGTTTCAGGTACATTTCTCTACTAGTTTCAAGTCCTTGTTCTACTTCAACTCGCTGTTTCCGTAGGTTCTCAAGTACGGTTGCATTGTCAAGAGCCATGGATTATTATCTCCTTTAAAATTGATTTGAATTTAAATACATCAATATGTATAAAAGAATTATACTTATTGATTCTCATCGATAAGAATTTCCACACAGGGTCAGAAAGT